AGCCGAAAGCGCTAGTGTAAGCACAAACGATTCCATCAGTTGCAGCAGTATATGAAGTATTATTACTAACAGTATCTGCGACACCATCGTCGTCTCTGTCATTCCAAACACCAAATGAACGTGCGTTTGCTGCTATCTGGTCGTCGATGTATTTCTTGTTGGCAATCATCGCATCGGTTGTTGGTGCAGCAGATGTTTTAAGCAGCGAAGCATCGGCGAGCGTAGCAACTCCTGTAATTTCCCCTGCTCCCGTAACTTTCAGCGTTCCGGTAATAGCTTCGTTACCACCAACGGTATTGTCGCCACCGTTAACAACTGAATCGCAGGTAATGTCAGTATGCTTGCCGGTATTCGCACCTTTTACTTCTGTGCCGTCCAGGTCGAAAACGTGCTCAACATTAAGCCGTTCCTGAATCGCCGCCTTGACTTCTCTGATTTCGTCATCAGCTTCCGTAGGATCGTCTTGACCGGCTGGGGTAGCTGTATCGTAAGTATTCGTAAAAGCCATAATTAGTCCTCTATGTTAAAGGTATTGCCTTTGCCATATCCGCAGCGTCCGCTTGAAGTGCTATCGCAGCCGCTTTGATTTTGGCGTGCTTCTCGTTGATTCGTTTCACTTTTTTATAAATGGACGTGATGTTGACCTCGACACCTGCTTTGTATCTTCCAGCAATATGGGGCCTGCCGGCCACGCCGGTTATTTGATCTGCCTCGGTTTCGGTTATTTCAACGATATACGCCCTCTCGGTTAGTTTCCCATCTTTTTTCTTTATTTTCCCAACACCTAAAAAAATCATTTGACTACCCTTACCTTTCTGTTATAAAACAATGCTTGGCTGAACATTCCGGCCGAGCATCGCCATCTCAAGTTCTCCGGCGTAAACAGGACCCCATATACTGATACTTTTAACTCTGCCTTTGGCAAGGGCGTGATGATAAGTTGTTCCGGCAAACATAAGATTCTCAAATTCCGTCTCGAATTCTATGTTGTCTGCATCCTTAGCGTGGTTCTTCCGATACTCGATTAGCGCGGTATATACCTGGTCCGCAGGTCGCCATAAATAAAATAGCTGGTTAAACTCACTGTAATACTCAGTTGTTCCGTTGGCACTGTCATTGTGCCTTAATTCCCGATACTGCTGATGTCCACCGGAAAATTTGATTAAAGGTGATTTCTCTACACCCGAACCATCTATCAGGGTTATATTGATCACCCCACCCCTGCGAAACCCAGTCGGGTAAGCAAGCGTTGTATCGCTGATTGCAAGCGTCTGGGTATCGTCTGTGCCAACCAATAACCCCCGGTTACTCATATCGTTCAGAGTCTTTACGATTGCCCTGTCAAGGTCAGTGCCGCTTGCAGCGACTTGAAGGTTCTCGTTTACGTCCTCTATGATATCTGCTTTAACAATTACTGTCATAATTTACCTCAATTATTTTCTACGACCAGTACTTCGAGTGGTTTTGCAACCACCTCTGCCACGATTTGCCCTGACACCTTTGCCAGAACCATCTCTTTTTGGTGTTCCTGTTTTTGCCATAACACTTTTCCCTTTCAAAACAAGGCGGAAGGCGTTTCAAGGAGGGTGGATGAACGCCTCCCGCCCGTTAAACCAAATTTACTTATCTGTTACTGTGTAAGCAAAGCATTCGTTGTTACGCCATGAGTTCCAGTTATTATCCATCCAATAGTAGCATCGACGTACATAAATGTTGCTGAGTCACCAATAGAGGCAAATATCACCGTCGCCCATCCACAGCCTGTAACAGACGCAGGGGTTAGTGTTCCAGCTCCAACGCTTTGGGCCACACAAACAACCGTCAGAATTTGTCCCGGCGATTGTCCATCCGCTAATGTCCCGGCTACAGTACCAGCTATAGTCCACAAAACGACACTATGAGTTATTGGGATTGCACCTGCACCTGATAGATTAGTTGTCCCACCAGCGCTATAAGCAAGAAAGCCTGTGTCGTTTGGCAATGTAACTATATTGTATGACGGAAATACTAATGTTCCATCAGATGAGGTCCTCGGCAAATGCCCGGAGTTGGTAAGTGGCCCTACTGCATCTCCGTTTGTTACGCTGAAATCCCAGCCGTCAGCTCCATACCACGAGGCATATCCATCAACCAAAGTGGTATTTGTAGAATCCTCCGTCATTGGTATCGTTATGACGTTCTGGAGGTTCCTGTCTGAGTAAATAACAGCATCAGTAGTTCCACCAGGAGCGTAGATGTAAAGGTCGTTAATGTCCGTTACGTTTCTACCTATCTCGTCAACTACCTGTATCTCGTGATATACGAGACCTGTATCTCTTGCCCATACTGTGCCAAGCAGCAAGGAAAATACTAAACAAATTGTAATTTTCTTAAACATATCATACTTCCTTTCTGCTGTTAAGCATCAACAGCTACAGTAGTGTCGCAGCAATAAATTGCTTCGTCTGAACCCGCTGTAGATGTTCCGTGAGCGTTAAAAATTGTGCGTTTCACTCCGTAGAGCATATCAACCTTAACTTTAGGTTTGTTATTATCTACGTAGTCCTCAGACCAGCCGGGCTTCTGCGCCCAGCCGAATGACAGTGCGTTAGCACCCATAAACAGTGCCCTTGCTACGGTTTCGCCAGTTTGACAGGCATCATCTGTAGCCGTCCTGCCGGCATTGAGCGAGAAACCTTCTGCAAGGGTTGTGCCGCCCGCACCGGTTCTTTTGGCAATGCGGTCGTATTCGAATACCAACATTCCATCCCAGTAGAATTCCGCACCCGAAAATATCGGGTTCAAATTCCCTCTGACCTGAGCTGCTGATACCATTGCACGATAACCGTTATTGCCGGTTTCCGCTTTTATTGATTTGCACTGAAGCGGGTCCAACAAAACTATCAGGACTTTGGCTAAAACCGGACCGCTGAACTTGCCTGACCGTATATCGTCAGGGTTCGCACCGGACAGATTACGAATAATCACTGGACGGAACTTCGGGCTTGCGGCGATGCATCTGCGCTTAATAGCCTCCATAACAGTTGTGCCCATGTAATTATTTGCAATCGTGGCTGCGGTTAAAAGAGCATCAGTGGTGTAACTTGCACCGGAGTTACCTGGCCCCGAAGTGCCTGCGGCGTTCTGACCGCCGTAAAAGATACGGTCGGAAGTCGGGTAAGATTCGTTGATTGTCTGAATGTCAGAACTTGACGAGTTTTCGTTGTAGAGGCCGGATGCAGATGTTGCGATGTCGCTCTCAAGCGCTTCTGAAACCCACTCGCCCAAATCGACCTTAGCATCCTCTCGGATATTCGTCGATGTCAACTGTTCACTTATCTTACCGGCAGATACAACCGCAGACGCTCTTTCGGCTATCGTCAAAGACATATTACGTCTTTTAAGCCGTTGCTCGCTCCCGGTTGTATTGCCATCATTACCTACACCAGCTCCACTAAGAGGGTCTCTGGACTCAAAGATGATTGTCCCGCCCTTTCTGGTTTGGAGGTCGGTGTTTACGTGTATTAGACTGTTTTTGTCCTTACCCATCATTCCGGTAAAAAACATGTTCTGCAAGCCGTAAACAAATACGGCCTGAGACCATACAGTCTGAGCACGTGGGTCAGCAAAAACAAAACTTGTTGCTGGCATAAAATTGCTCCTTTCGTTAGGAGCAAATCTTCTACAGTTGTGCGGCCGCTATAGTCTGCGGGTCAGCGTTGATATCGTTCAATATCTCCTGTTGCGTAGGCGCTTTCACTGTTTCCAATTTGCTCGGTTTCGTTTGGGGAGCAGTGTTAGTACCAGCAGGTTTATTCCTGGCTAAAGCTTTCTGGGATTTGTCGTAGGCAATTTCGCCGAAGTCAGCACCGGCAGCAGCAATGTCAACAAGCTCGCCTTTTGTCAGCAACCCGTCAGCAGCCTTAACAACATCCGACCAATCGTCGTGTATGGTCTTTGCGCTGTTTGCTGATGTTAATTGCGTCCTGGCAAGCGTTTCAGCGTGTCGATTTGCTGTAGCCTGATTCATCACTTGTTGATTATACAAGTCATTAGCTCGAATAATCCTCGGTGATATAGTCATATCTTCTTCGGCAATGCCTAAAGCATCCTGCCTCTCGACCTCTAAATCGAGTGGCGATTTTGCTGCAGGGGCATTTTGCGTCTGCAATTGTCTCATCGCAGTTAATTCGCCTTCTGCCCTTGCCTGTGCCACCTCTGCAGCCTGCGCACGTTGCCTTAAAGCTACGTGTTTAGCTAAGGGCACACCCTGTTGCTCAGACTCAGCCGGAGAAGTTACATCAGTAGTTCCTTCGGCAGTAGAATCCAGAGCCTCTTGAGCCAATCCCTGCTCTTTGGTACTTTCACTACTCATTTCTGTTTCTTCCGTCATTTCAAAGACTCCTTTTTTCCCGGCTGAGTTGAGCCGTGAACCCTGTATTCCCTACAGTAGGGGGCGGTTTTTATCGAAACCGCCAAAAACTCTCTGCGTGTGCAGAGTCTTGCAATACCCTTGCAATTTGGTAAACCAGTTTGGGGCTCTTGCCCCGCCGCTATAACTGTAATAGCTAAATTACTTAACATCTTTCCTGCCTATCAACTGAGAATATCGTAACATCTCGGCTGGACTCGGCTGCATAATTGCCCTGCCCTCATTCATCCTCGGTGCGATTCGGGCAATAAACGATTTCTCCGCATCACTCAATGGTGTCTTTGCCAATGCAGCCTGCTTATCTGCGGCCTCTTTGATTCTTTTCTTGTTGGCAGCATCGGCCCGTGCCTTTCGTGCCTTGTCCGCAATGTCCTCAGCTTCTTTCTTTGACTTTTCAACCATCGAATCAATCCTTTCTTTGCGGGGGCAATAAAAAAATGCAACAAGTAACGTGGGTAAGCACTTACCTGCTGCATTTGATTATTCTTACGCTGACATCAGCTGGCCGGCATCAGTCAGACCCGAAATTTAGTTTTATATGTTAATGCACTTCTATTTTTTTCCTTGCCATTGCGTTCCAGTTAAAAACTTCACTTGGTCGCCTTTTCTACGCATAATTATCTTCGTAAATATCATACCCTGCATTGCATATTTGAAAAGTGAATCTCCCCACAATTTAGCACACATACTCATAGTCTGCGTTTGCTTACACCTTGTGCAATGACGACCATAGAGACCATTCCTGCCCAATAACCATTCTGTCCATTCGTGCCGGTGGAATCGTCCTCTCCAACGCACGCAAGATTTAGATTTTCTATTATCGACAAACCTACCTGGAAAATTTGTATTGCCAAACATAATCAACCTTTTTAAGCAAATTTCATTTCAGAAGGAAACATAGATGTCGGAATACTCTGCATCAGCAGCATCATCTCGTGCACCTTTTCCCTAAAACTTTCGTCCAGTCCATAACGTATTACACTGGCTTTATACATTCTCTCAATATCTTCCATATCCATTTTCAGTTAATCTCCGTGATTATCTTCGTTTTCGGAGTAACTATTTCCTCCGGCAACTTCATTTCCGGTGCTCTGATAGTAACAGTTTCATTGTCAGAGTCAAACGAAATTAAAGTCTTGTTGTTCGCTTTGAGCTTCCCAAACCTATCCAAGTCTGCAAGAGATACGGTCAAAGACCCGCCGGTCTTATGCAGGAGCAGTATCATAAACGCCTCTACCCATTCAGGTTTCGCCCTGGGCAATGGCGGGGCCGGTAATTTGCCACGCCTGCGGTCTGTTATTTTGATGGTCATATTATCCTTCCTTGTTCGGCATCTTCGCACCGGATTTCCGAGCCATACTAAGAGCTATGGCATCATCCAATTTCTTCCACCTGTTTTCACGTTCAATCTGCTCACGTGTCTTTTCTGCCATCATAATCTAACCATCTTCCCCGCCATTCGGGTCCGCAAGCCCCATCTCGACTTCCAATCCCTTCACCCGTTTAGCCAATTCGGCTGGATTTTCCTGCTCCAACCACACCACACGGTCGTTTAACTGGTTCAATGTCTGCACCTGGACGAAATTAAGCCTGGCAAGGTTGTCATTGCCGAAGGTTTCCTGCCACTCAACAGGCGGGTCGCCCTGACCGAATTTCTGGGTTTCATTGCAGCCAGATACCAACATTACACAAAACATCGTTAAAATAACAATTCCATGTTTCATACTTCGTTCTCCTTAAAATTACCTATTCCAGTTTATTTTGTCGTAATTCTTGCCGTATTGAGCCGAATTCCTATTCGTTCCACGACCTTTGAACGACTTCTCCTGCCCAGGAGCCCAGCCGAAACCGTCCTTCTCGAAGGTATTCTCGCATTTAGTCGGGCTGAAGTTCCGAGATTTTATCAGCATTTACGCACTCCGCACAGCCGACCGGGTTTCAATCTTCTTCTGCCGACCGAGCTTCAACTGCTCCTTATTCGGCACGTCTGCAGCCTCTATCAAGTCCTCACCGTCAAGGCCAACATCGCCGGACTCTAAAAGTGTCCTCTGCAATTCTGATATTTCAATCGATTTAATCGCACGCATCGTTTCGGCCATCGGTGAAGTCGTTACCTTCGTATTGTATTTTCCTGACTTCATACTGTGAATCAAGTTTAAGAGTATTTTTTCGGCTATCGGCTTGGCAGCCTGTTCGACCTGATCTATAAACTTCTCGAATAATGCCATTTCCTTCTGGAACACATCAAGCATCTGTGCTGCCTGTTCAGGCTGTGCGCTATTCATCCTGATAGGATTTAACGGCTCCGGACGCTCTGGTATCTGCCCACCCTGCTGACGAAGCTGGTTGATTATAATGCCTTTGGCCTGGTCTAAAATTTCCGAGTCCAACAAATCATCCTTGTCAACAATCGCTCTAATCTCATCTTCGCTAAATATATCATTTTTGCGGATAATGTCAACAATCAAATCGCCCATAATCGCAAGTGTATAATTCCAATTAAGGAATAATGACATCGAGCCTTGCTGTGTCTTTTGTACATCAACAATCTTCGCCTTGCCCGATAGCGACTTGGGGTCTCTTTCCGGCAAATCTAACCGGCCAGTGATAGTCTTGACATTATCCATCGCCTGCCGGCTAAACACCTCATACGCCGGGAATCGTGCAGACTCTAATCTTTCAACCTTGCCACCACCTCTTGACTCATCGAGTACAATGCCATCTTCCCCACCGTGCCTACCGAGCCAAGCTTCATAATCACCCCTTACATCCTTTTTAATCCTATAGCCAGTATTCGCTATCTGCTTCACGATATTCAAGGCCATCGAATGTGTCCAGTTGATTTCCTCCTGTGTCCCGATAAGGTCTTCCGATATGCCTGATTTGTAGCCATTTACCCAGTAAGGCCAGTAAAACGTCACAGGGAACATCTGGACACCATTCAGCTCATCTACACGATCTTCCAGGAATGTATTGCCAACCCTGAACGTGTGGTGCATAACAAACGAAGTTACCTCCTCAATTTCGAAGTTATCAGGGAAATCTTTAACGGATTTTCGGGCTGCGGCAATCTCCTTGTCTTTGTGCAGGAATAATGATTCCAACTCGGACTTGCCCTTCTCGTACCAGTGTACGCACTTTTTGGGTTCTCTCCACCAAGTATGCGTCT